ATTTGCTAATGATATTAATGATATACTAGATGATTCTGGATTATCAGAAGCTAATGTTGTTAGTTCTTACATAGATGGAGTCTTAACTATAAGAGGTTTCCAATCTGAAACTATAGACTTTTCGATTACTGATGACGATTGTATTTTAATGGAAGTAGAAGGTGGTACAGGCACATCTGGAACAAGTGGATCATCAGGAACTTCAGGTGAAGATGGTAGACCAGGAGACGATGGTTCTTCAGGAACATCGGGTTCTTCAGGTACAAGCGGTTCTCCAGGAACAAGTGGATCATCAGGAACTTCAGGTGAAGGTGGTAGACCAGGGGACGATGGTTCTTCAGGAACATCAGGTTCTTCAGGTACATCAGGCACCTCAGGCTCTTCAGGTACAAGCGGTTCTTCAGGTGAAGATGGTAGACCAGGGGACGATGGTTCTTCGGGAACATCAGGTTCTTCAGGTACAAGCGGTTCTTCAGGAACATCTGGGCCAGCAGGTACTTCGGGTTCCTCAGGTACAAGCGGCTCTTCAGGAACTTCAGGTTCATCAGGAACTTCAGGTCTTGTCTCTGTAGTAACTACGTGTGATGGTAGTAGTTTAACAGGAGATACTGATGTATATGCAATGCTTGACGTAACATCAGGTGCATATGCAGGTAGTAGTAATGATGAAAATAGAGCTATATTATTCCAATCAATAAGTGAATGGTTTATAGCATATAAAGCAGCTAACTCAAATTATACTGGTAATTTATATATAGGTATTCCAACTACTACTGGGACTCCTAGTGTTAACTATCTAGAAAGATATATAGCCCAAGCTAATTTATTACAAGAAACAGATCAAGCTATTAGAGTTGGAGCTATTAATGGAACAACTCCATCAAGTGGTTTAGGGGGTGGAGGTGTTACTTGGGTAGAATCAACTACAACAACTATTAAGGGAATATCGTATTCATGGACTACTGATACTGGAACAGATGCAATCCCACCAAATTGGGGTAGTACAGGTGCAGGCTATACACCACCAACTCGTGTATTTTTATTATCTTTTACTAATGAAGCAGAACCTGATTACCATGAAGATAATTTAACACCTTCTTTATCAGGTGAACCAAAAACAGCCTATAATACAGATCTTACTACTTTTATAAGTAATCAAAGTTCAATGGATTATTTTGGGGCTATATTATATCCTGTTGTAGGTCAATCAAGTGGTAATTTAAACCAAGAGGCCAAAAATTTCTTATTACAGGCATATGCTGCTATAACGGATGTTGCAACATTAAATGCAAGTGATTTTGAAACCGCGGTATCAACAGCTACATACACTTCATCAACCTCTGGTACTTCATTACAAACAAGCTTCCTTAGTACTATAACTAATCCATATTATAGTGCTACACCTGCTAATAATAAAACACTTTCTCAATATGGTTGGAATGGTATTTTTGATAAAAATAACCAATCTATAGACTGTCAAACATTAACTATTACCCAACCAGCATCAGGTACACTTACAATAACAATAAGTACAGGTTTAGCATTATCTACAGGTCAGACTATTAAATTATCAAGTTCTGGTAATACAATTGGAGGAACTGTGTCTTCTTATACAAGTGGAACGGGGGTTTTAGTAATTAATGTAGCATCTTCAGTTGGTTCCAGTTTAGGATCTGCTGAATGGTGTGTAAATAAGGGATTATTAAACTTTACATCGCTAGAATTTGCTAATGATATTAACGGTATATTAGATGCTTCAGGTGGTTTATCAGAAGCTAATGTAGTAAGTTCTTATACAAATGGAGTCTTAACCATAAGGGGTTTCCAATCAAGTACAATTGATTTTTCAATTACTGATGAAGATTGTATCTTAATGGAAACAAATGGAACAGGTGGATCAGGTGGAACAGGTACAAGTGGTTCATCAGGAACATCAGGTTCTTCCGGAACATCAGGTTCATCAGGAACATCAGGACAAACAGGAGCTTCAGGTTCAAGTGGTACCTCTGGTACTAGTAGTACAGGTGGTGCAACAAATGTTTTAGCTTCATCAAGTGGTGGGTTAGCAGTTACTACAGCTAATAATCAAGCCGTGATAAGCTTAGATATTTGTAGTAATTTAGATGAAGATGATAATATTCAAAATGGTGATTTTTTAGCTTTTTGTGATATAGATGCAGTACCTTCAAGTCGTGAGAAAAAAGTTAGCCTAGAGAACCTTAGAAGGCTAGAAGATTCTTTTTCAGCTACAAACAATTTTTCAGGTACTATAATTACATTAATAGCTGATGAGGCAAATGGTATATCCGTAGGTAGTGGTGTTGCTATTTCAAGAGTAACTGCTGGAAAAGTAGTATTAGCTAGATCTATTGTTAGTAGTACTAAAGTTCCTTGTATAGGTATTGCTGTTACTGCTGCTAATAAAGCAAATGACCCCATAGATATTTTACTAATGGGGGTAGCAGAATATTCATCATATCCCTTTACTTCATCAGATGTAGGTAAACAAGTTTTTTTAAGTACTACCGCAGGAACCTTTTCAGTAACTGCCCCAAGTGCATTTGGTCAACAAATACAAGTTGTAGGTGTTGTATTGGGTGCAGATAAGATGTTATTTAATCCAAGTTATGATTATATCAATGTTTAAACTTAAAATAATTATATATGTAGGTTGTTGTTAACAATAACTTGATATTTATAATTAAATTAGTTATATTACATTTAAACATAAAATTATGAGTTGGACCTATAAACAACATGAAATAGGAGATATCACTCAATTCCCAGAAAATACATTTGGTTTTGTCTATATTACAACACATAAGCCTTCGGGTAAATCGTATATTGGGAAGAAAGTATTATTTCATAATCAAAAGAAAAAACTAGGTAAAAAAGAACTAGCGGCCTTAACAGGGGTAGTTGGTAGAAGACCTTCATACAAATTAGTAGTTAAAGAATCAGATTGGCTTAAATATTATGGCTCACAATCAGATATTAAACAATTATTATTAGAAGGTAAAAAAGATGAATTTGAACGTACCATATTAAAAATGTGTCCTAGTAAAAAATCATTAACCTATTTTGAGATAAAATATCAAATGATATATCAAGTATTAGAAAAACCAGATGAATTTTTCAATGATAATATTTTAGGTAAATTTTTTACAAAAGACTTAAATGAAATTGAATTTGAAGATTTCGTGGTTGATAAAATATAATTTCGTATATTACCATTTATGGTAAACCAATTATTAGTTACATTAGTAAATTCAGTACTGGGTTCGGGCAAAGCTACTGCTCGAAATAACTATGCTTACCATTGTCCTCTATGTCATCACCATAAACCTAAATTAGAAGTTAATTTAACTGAAAATCGTGAAGGTAAAAATCCTTGGCATTGTTGGGCTTGTGATGCTAGAGGAACTACAATATATAATTTATTTAGACAAGTTAAAGCAGCAGCAGATAAATTTGTAGAATTAGGTAGTTTAGTTAAATCATCTAAATCTATTAAAGAAACACAAGTTGTATCTAGTGTTGCGCTACCAGATGAATATATTAGCCTAAATAACGTTGATAATAGCGATATAATGGCTAGACACGCTACTGCGTACCTAAATAATAGACACGTGAGTAAATACGATATTCTCAAATATAATATAGGTTACTGTAAAACAGGTTTATATAAAAATATGATTATAATTCCTACATATGATGTAGATGGTAGATTAAACTATTTTACTGCTCGTTCATTTGAAAAGGAACCATATATTAAATATAGAAACCCATCAGCAAGTAGAGATGTAATACCTAATGAACATTTAATTAACTGGAATGTACCAGTTATTTTGTGTGAAGGGTTATTTGATGCTATTGCTATAAAAAGAAACGCAATCCCACTATTAGGGAAAAACATACAGAGTAGTTTAATGAAAAAAATAGTTACATCTGTAGTAGATAAAATTTATATTGCATTAGATAGGGATGCAATCAAACAAGCTTTAAAATTCTGTGAAAGATTAATGGCAGAAGGTAAAGAAGTCTATCTTGTAGATATGCAAGATAAGGATCCGAGTGAAATGGGTTTCGAAAATTTCACAAAACTCATACAAACAACGTTACCATTAACCTATTATGATTTAATGGAACAAAAATTAGCTATATGATCAAAAAATCATACAAAAGACTATTAGAAATTTCAGAGGATTATCAACAAGTTACAATGCCTGATTCAAGGTATTACAGACGAAATGGTAAATATTACCCATCAGTAACTCATGTTTTAAGTTCTTACCCAAAAGGTAAGTATTTCGAAGACTGGCTTAAAAAAGTAGGTTATAGTGCGGAATGGATTGTTAAAAAAGCAGCAGAAGAAGGAACATTAGTACATGAAATGATTGAAGACTGGTTAAATGGGGAAGAAATTACATTTTTATATAAAGATGGTAACCCTAAAATGCCCGCTCATGTATGGCAAATGTTCCTTAGATTTGTAGATTTTTGGGAAACTTATAATCCAACATTAATTGAAGCCGAAGTACATTTATTTTCAGATGAAATACAAGTAGCAGGTACCTGTGATTTAGTATGTGAAATTGAGATAGATGGTAAAATGGAACGTTGGATTATAGACTTCAAAACATCTAATCATTTACAAACAACATATGATTTACAAGGGGCAATCTATGCTCAATGTTGGGAAGAATGTTATGGTAAGAAAATTGATAGAGTAGGGGTTTTATGGTTAAAATCCAAATCTAGAGGTGAAGACAAATCAGGTAAACGTTTAAAAGGTAAAAATTGGGAAGTATATGAGTCACCTCGTACCCAAGAAGAAAATATAAAAATATTTAATCATGTTAAAGCATTATTTGATATTGAAAATCCAAAACCAAAACCATATACAAATACATTTAAAACATCATCTAAAAGAAATATATAATAATATTTTTTTATATATTTATAATAAAATAACTAATTTTAAAAAAATACTATGGCCTATTACTCATCACCCAATAGTCCAGGAGACTGGAGATCATTTTTAAAAAGAAATGATATTAGAAATTTATCACTTCAAGAGCAAAAGAAAAAATATTTAATTGAACAATTACAATTTGAAGATTTTGTTTCACAACAAGCTATCTCACAACAATTAGCTTTTAATTCTTTATCAGCTCAAAACCGAGTAGCGGGTAATGTAGATAATAAGGTTGTAAGTGCTACTTTCAATGCAACACCAGCTTTACAATCAATAACTACAAATACTACTTTTATTGATGTACTATTTGAGAAAAATGTATTAGTAGATACTTCAGGAGGTACACCTACAATTAGTGTTACTAATGGAAAACAAGGTGGAGGATCAGTTTCCCCAGTAATTTATACTTATGTAGCAAATGCATCACAATCAAAAACAGTAAGATTTTCTCATACCCATCCTGCAACAGCAACTAATGATGGAGGAATTGCAGCTCATGTAATTGCAGTAGGAGCTGATTTAGCAGGCTCAGCTACTGGAACTATTGTAGGGGGAGTAGCAAATCCATACAATGGAGTTCCATTTACAGGTCTAGCAGGTGCTTCTGATATAGTTGCAGATGTTATTTTAGATGGAGGTGGAGTATTATCTAATATTACATTTGTATCTCAAGCAACACCATCATATGCTTTTAAACCAGGAGATCAATTAACAATTGATGCCGCTGCTTTGGGAACAGGAACCTCAGGTACTGTTACAGTAACATTAATAGCAGCAGATTTAACAGGAGATATTTTAACAATGGTAGGATCTACGATTGCTGAAAATGGAGGAGAAATTTATAGTGCAGCTAACAATCCAGATGCTCAATTAAACTTATCTTATACTTCTACTTCAACAAAAACTGCA